TGATAAAAAATAATTTGTATATTTGCACTTAAACAATTAAAATCAAATAAAATGGCACAATTAACAGAAGTAGAAAAAGAGAAAATCACATCGTTGATATCTCAGTTCAACAACTTAAAACTCCAACTTGGAGACACTTATCTTAATCAACAAAATCTTTTGAAAAAGATTGAAGAGGTTAAGGCTGAATACGCTTTGGTTGAGCAAGAACTTATGGAGACTTATGGGTCTGATGCGGCTATTAATTTAGAGACAGGAGAAGTCACAGAAAAGCCGGAAGCCCCTGAAATGAAAGTAGAGAAATAAATGGGACAGATAAGCACATATGGCAATGCCTCCACACCTACGATAGATGACAAGGTTATTGGTACAGACATTGAAAATGAAAATGTAACTAAGAACTTTGAAGTCTCTCAAATCCTTTCTTTATTAAATAAAGCAGTTGTTGTATTGCCCATATATGCTGACAATACTTCTGCTTTGGCAGGAGGTCTTGTTGCAGGGAATCTATACAGAACGGCAGGAGTAGCCGGAAGTTCAAGCGTTGTGTGCGTTGTCTATTAAGACACCACAAAAATGGATATAAGAAAAATATCTATCGGACCTGATTATAAGTCGGGAGCGATGCATTATATAGTAGGTCAAGAAGTGTTAGGTGGTAACTATGTTATTCACCTAATACGTTTTGATTCCAATATCGAATCAATAAAGATTTGGATTGAGAAGTCAAAGGGGAGTGAGGTTTTTCTTTGGAAAGAATTCACATCTACTATGCCTATATCCATTGAGTACAACATTAATTTCTAACACTATGACCGAGCAAGATTATATAGACATTTCATCAGAGATTGAATCTTTAAAAGCATCAAAGGCTCTTGCTTCTTCGTTTGAAAAGGAGATGGAGATTGCTGACAAGATTCATAACCTTCAAATGAAACTTGATGGTGTTAAGCCACAGGACACGTTTGTTGATTGCATTGGTTGTGGTTCATAAAAAACCATATGAAATCCCCATTTGATTTTATAGTAAGACCGTTAGACGGAAAGCGTTATAATAATATTAAAAAGATTGGTAGTATTGATTTGATTGTTAGCACATCTGAAGAAGATGTAAAGGCTGCAAATAGATTTGCCGAGGTTGTTGAAACGCCTATTGGTTACAGTGGTCCAATTAAAATCGGAGACGTATTGCTTGTTCACCACAATGTGTTCAAGTTTTATAATGATATGAAGGGTCGTCAGAGAAGTGGCAGGAGTTACTTTAAAGACGACCTTTTCTTTGTTGATGCCGAGCAGTTTTTTATGCACTATGACGGCACACAATGGAATGCTTATGACAGGTTTTGTTTTATAAAACCCGTTCCTGTTATGGAGTCATACATATATAAACCTTTTAGTGAAGAGCCACTCATTGGAGAGATGAAATATCCTAACGAGTATTTAAAAAGTAAAGGTGTTAAAGAAGGAGATTTAGTTACCTTTCTACCTGAAACTGAATACGAGTTTAATATTGATGGCGAAAAACTATACAGGATGTATGACCATCACATAAGTATGGTATTGTGAGTAAAGACAAGTGGGTTTTTTTTGAAGACAGTTGGAATGAACATAATGACATTCCAATCAGAAAAGAAAAAAGAATAAGAAATGAACTCAAAAGAAACAAAATTAAAAATAATCGAAGCGGGTCACAGGGCGGTGGAGCAACTAATTAAGGTTGCTAAGGAAGACATTATTAAGCACGACCCCGAAGATGAGTTGTCTGCAGACAGGTTAAAGAATGCTGCGGCAACAAAGAAGTTAGCAATATTCGATGCGTTTGAAATCTTAAATAGAATAGACGCAGAACAAGAAGCAATAGAGTCCTTAGAGAAAGGCGCAAGTAAAACAGACACAAAGCAAGGTTTTGCAGAAAGAAGGTCAAGATAATACCCTGTATAGAGTTTTACATAATTATGTACAACCAACCGTCCTCGCTAATAAAAACAAAGCGAAGAGTTGGACCTATGGCTATGATTTTAAAAATGACCTTATCGTAATATCTAAAGATGGAACCGTTGGTGAAGTTATTGAGATTGAAGGATTAAAAATAGGACTACCAATTGCTCCAAAGGAGTGTCTTCAAAGACACAAAAAAAAAGAGGAGCAGTATTGGGAACGTTTTGAAATCCCAAACGAGTTAAATAAAATTCAAACAATATTTCAATGGAACGAAAAGCCTTCTGAATTCAAAGACAGATGGGTTGACTATATTGAAGAAGAGTTTGATAGAAGAGAGAATGGGGTGTGGTTTATGAATAATGGAACCCCAACATATATAACGGGTTCTCACTATATGTACCTTCAATGGACAAGTATTGATGTGGGATACCCGGATTATCGTGAAGCCAACCGAATACTATACTTACATTGGGAGGCTTGCAAGGCTGACAGTAGAAGTTTTGGGCAGATATATCTAAAGATTAGACGGTCAGGGTTTTCATTTATGTCCTCATCAGAGTGCGTGAATACAGGAACTCTCGCAAAAGATGCGAGGGTTGGTATCTTGTCAAAGACGGGTGCTGATGCTAAGAAGATGTTTACGGACAAGGTGGTTCCAATCAATAGCAGATTGCCATTTTTCTTTAAGCCGATTATGGATGGTATGGATAAACCTAAAACTGAATTGGCGTTTAGGATTCCTGCAGCAAAAATTACAAAAAAGAATATGTACAATGCGGACACTAATGAGTTGTACGGATTAGATACCACTATAGATTGGAAGAACACAGACGACAACAGTTATGACGGTGAGAAGTTATTGTTATTGGTTCACGATGAAAGCGGGAAATGGATTAGACCAAATAACATTCAAAACAATTGGCGAGTAACAAAGACTTGTTTGCGTTTGGGTAGTAGGATTATTGGAAAGTGTATGATGGGTTCTACATCTAATGCATTATCAAAAGGTGGTGACAACTTCAAACAACTATACGAGGATTCTAATGCATTAAAAAGAAACTCTAACGGTCAAACTAAAAGCGGTATGTATTCTCTTTTCATTCCTATGGAATGGAATATGGAAGGATTTATTGACAGGTATGGTATGCCCGTGATGCATAAACCCACCAATAACCCCATAATTGGAGTTGATGGTGGAAATATCTATCAAGGTGCAGTTGACTATTGGGAGAACGAGGTTGAGTCTTTAAAGAACGATGCCGATGCACTTAATGAATTCTATCGTCAGTTTCCTCGCACAACGTCTCACGCCTTCCGTGACGAAAGCAAGATGTCATTGTTTAATCTAACTAAGATATATCAGCAGATAGACTACAATGATTCATTAATAAAAGAACACCATATGACTCGTGGGTCTTTTTCTTGGAAGGATGGTATAAAAGATTCAAAGGTTATTTTTAGTCCAAACAATAACGGAAGGTTTTCGATTGGTTGGAATCCAAAAGCACATCTTCATAATAATGTAATTATAAGGAATGGTATTAAGTACCCGGGCAATGAGCACATAGGTGCATTCGGATGTGACAGTTATGATATTTCGGGTGTTGTTGGCGGTGGGGGTTCTAATGGTTCTCTTCACGGATTAACTACATACCATATGGAAGAAGCACCTGTCAATACTTTTTTCTTAGAATATATTGCTCGTCCTCAAACTGCAGAGATATTTTACGAAGAGGTTCTTATGGCTTGTGTATTTTATGGTATGCCAATTCTAATCGAGAACAACAAACCTCGTTTGCTTTACCATTTTAAAAACAGAGGCTATAGAGGGTTCTGTATGAACAGACCTGATAAAATATATACAAACCTGTCAAAAACAGAAAAAGAACTCGGAGGTATTCCGAATACGAGTGAAGATATTAAACAGGCACACGCTGCTGCGATAGAATCTTATATTGAGAAGTATGTTGGATTAGACTTAGATGGAAGTTATAGAGATGCAGGTGATATGGGTGATATGATTTTTACCCGGACCTTGGAGGATTGGGCAAGGTTTGATATATCAAACAGAACCAAGCACGATGCTTCTATTAGTTCAGGGTTGGCTATTATGGCAACTCAGAAGGCTATGTATTTAGGCGAGAAAAAACAATCAAAAATAAAGATTAACTTTGCAAGGTATAGTAATAAAGGAACAATAAGCGAAATTATTAGATGAAGGATGTTAAGATAAATATCACATCTGCAGGCTTCCCGAGTCAGTTTGTTTCAGACAAAGAAAAGGCTACGGAAGAATTCGGTTTACAGATTGGGCAAGCCATTCAGTATGAGTGGTTTAGAAAAGATGGTAACGGGTGCAGATACTATGGTCAATGGAGAGACTTCCATAGACTTAGATTGTACGCTCGTGGAGAACAATCAGTAGCAAAATATAAAAACGAATTAGCCGTTGATGGAGACCTGTCTTATTTGAATATAGATTGGACTCCCGTCCCTGTTATACCAAAGTTTATTGACATCGTTGTAAATGGAATGTCTGATAGACTTTTCAAAGTAAAGGCATACGCACAAGATGCTATGTCTCAAGAAAAAAGAAGTGCTTATCAAGATATGATTGAAGGACAGATGGTTGCTAAACCAATCCTTCAGACTATTATGGATAAAACAGGAGCCAATCCTTTTGTTACTGAACCTGAAGAACTTCCTAATAATGACGAAGAGTTAGCATTGTATATGCAACTCAACTACAAACCTGCAATTGAAATTGCGGAAGAGACTGCAATCAATACGATTTTTGATGCCAATCATTACGATGATATCAGAAAACAACTTGATTATGATATGACTGTACTTGGTGTTGCTATGGCTAAACACGAATTTCTAAAAGGAGATGGTGTCAAGTTGTCGTATGTAGACCCCGCAAATGTGGTGTATAGTTACACAGAAAGCCCTTACTTCAAAGATTGTTTCTATTGGGGTGAGATTAAGACGGTTCCTATTATTGACTTAAAAAAGATTGACCCATCACTAACTAACGAAGACTTAGAAGAGATATCTAAGTATAGCCAAAGTTGGTGGGACTATTATAATGTAGCACAGTTTTATCAGAACGATATTTTCTATAGAGACACTGCTACGTTGATGTACTTCAACTATAAGACCACAAAAGAAATCGTATATAAAAAGAAGGTTTCTGATTCGGGTAATGTAAAAATGGTAGAGAAGGATGATACATTCAACCCTCCTGCCGAAATGATGCAAGAAGGAAAATTTGAAAGAGTTTCAAAAACTATTGACGTTTGGTATGAGGGTGTTATGGTTATGGGAACCAACTTCCTTTTAAAATGGGAGATGTCAAAGAATATGGTTCGACCTAAGTCTGCGACACAACACGCTATGCCTAATTACGTAGCCTGTGCTCCAAGAATGTATAAGGGTGTTATAGAATCGTTGACACGAAGAATGATTCCGTTTGCAGACTTAATTCAAATTACGCACTTAAAACTGCAACAAGTTATTTCTCGTGTGGTTCCTGACGGTGTCTTTATTGATGCTGACGGTCTAAACGAGGTGGACCTTGGTACAGGTCAAGCATATAATCCTGAAGACGCATTGAGACTATACTTCCAAACAGGTAGTGTAATCGGCAGAAGTTTTACTCAGGATGGTGACTATAACAATGCAAGGGTTCCAATTACTCAACTAACTGCTAACTCAGGTGCTGCTAAAACACAAATGCTACTTGGAAACTATAACCACTACCTGAATCAAATCAGACAGGTTACAGGTTTGAATGAAGCAAGAGATGCAAGTATGCCTGACCCTAACTCTTTAGTTGGTCTACAGAAGTTGGCTGCGTTAAACTCTAACACTGCTACACGACATATTCTTGATTCAAGTCTGTATATGTATAGAACAATGGCTGAGTGTTTAACTTATAGAGTTGCAGATATTCTTGAGTACTCTG